GCATCTCACGGTCTTTTTAATGTTATGATTTCTAGCATCATATCCAGGCTTTTCCTACCCCAAAATCCATGGGACTCTGCATTTTATCATCATTAGCAACCAGCAGATGAGCTTTGTAATAGATGAAGAATGCGCATAAGAAAGCCATAGCTATTCATGTGACATGCCTGTCCTCAGTATTGGATTTAGGTTACCTTCTGGATAAAAACTTACCCATCAACATTAAAAATACAACGATTCCAACAGGCACTCCAACAATAGGTGTAGCGAACGCGCTTACTCCCACGGCGGCAACCATACCTCCCAAAGTACTAAACATGATGGGTATGATTAACATAATGATAGCCTGGGGTATTCCTGCCTTCCAGAGGAGTAACACCATAATGACAACAAAGAACACCATGAGAAAAGGCATTGTTTGCCCCCTTAATTAAACACACTCTCTATATAACGACCATTTGGAAAATTTATTTAGTTATCTTTCAATTAAGGCCTACTTGCAGTTCGCCTGCCACGCTTTGTTATGCGCCAGGATGTCGCGCTTCGTCTGCCTGTCCAGTACATCCCAGTCGTGCGCTGTGCAGTAGATGGGTTTAACCCAGTCGCAAGACGTATCGGCTACCTCAACCCTTACGGGTCCAGTTGTCCCGCAGCTCGCGATCAACATCGTCGTCAGACATATGGTTAACAGTCTGCTGTACATTGCTGGCCTCTTTCGTTGCTTCTACCCGGCGTTCGGCTGCTGCGACCGTTGCCGCTGCGTTATCTTCGGTGCGCTGCTGGTCGGCTTTCACTTCAGCTTTGCTGGTGCCGCGAATATGGCCCAGGCCAAAAGCGCCGGCGATAGCGGAAATAACCAATGCGACCAGCCCAATTATCGTTTCGATCCCCACATTCACCTCACACCAGAACGGATTTCGCCAGGTTAAATAGTGCGCGGCGTTTATCCAACCCGTTTCTGCCCCCATTGATAAGAAGCGTCACGCGTTCCACGTCGCCGGAATGAAGAAGGCAACCGCGGGAGGCATAGAACCATGCAGCAGAGCGCGCGGCGTATTCATCCTGTTCAAGCAGCTCCGGATGGGTAACAAGGTCCAGTTTCAACGCGTGACCACAACTGCGATAGTTACTCAGGCCGGTAACCTGTTTCAGCCCGCGACCGCGGTATTTCCATCCATCACCGGCAGCCTGATTGCCCAGGTGTTCTTTTCCCCACTCACCGCCGTAAACCAGATTGGCGATCGCTTTCTGGTTTGCCGGTTGCGTTGCCGTTCTGCCAAGTGCGACGGCCTGCTGTTGCGTGATACGGTGGCTACCGAACGTCGGTACCAGGTTTTCAACCGCGTAATTCAGGTTCTCCACCAGCCGGGTAAATCTGGTGCTTTCATGCCCCATCTGGGCAATAAACATGGCCTGGTCAAGCGGTGCGGTGATGCCGTATTCCTTCATGGCGGCGTCGATATGCGGAAACCAGCGCGCAGCTAATCCGGCGCTGATACCAGCCGCCTTCTGAAATTGTGATTGGTTCATTAGTGCCTCAGATGATCAACCAGACGTGCAACGTTGCCTTTGACGGCCACCAGCACGGAAAGGAATATGATATTGGCCGCAATGGTGGCCCATGATGAATGCGGGTAGATCCCACACAGGTACGCCAGCGGTACAGCGCTGTAAGTGACGGTAATCAGCCAGGCTAAACGCGAAATCCATGGCCGATGCCGCGAATCACCACGGCGGTAAAACATCAGAGTAATTACAACTCCGGCGCAGAGCAGCGCGTTGATAGTTGCTGTTGGGTCATTTAGTCCCACCTGAACCTCCCCGGCGCGTTATCAGCGCCACCAGCGAGCCGATGTCCTGCTTGTTCAGGAACGTAAGGATTTGAACGGCTAACGCAGAAGCTATTACGGCACCAATAGCATCCAGAGGCTTCTCGGTGTACCCCGTCCAGGATGTGAGTTTTGACCCCAACAACCCCGAACAAAGAATGCCGACGATATACGACACGAAGAAGTAGGCCAGGCGACGTAACACACTCAGGTCAGCTGCTGTCGCTATGTAGAATACTGCGCCTGCAAATGCTCCAAAAACAACACCGTAATCAGTTCCGGTCAATAGACCGTAAACACTTGCTCCAGTCAAAGCTAAACCGGCCAGCCCTGTGCCGGAAAATGGATCGGACATAGGTCTCCCCTCATATAGCTGTGTATCCTCTCAGTAATGAGGGGAATAAAAAAAGCCCGCACGGGAGCGGGCAACGAATGCAGATATTTATTTTTTTCAATTTCAGAACGAAGATTATCGGCAGTCTTGGGAAATACTTTAGACAATAAAAACCCGGCGCGGTGGCCGGGCAGAAAGTTTATAATTCTGGCTTCATACGGCCAAAAACTTTTTCAATGCCGGTCTCATACTCCTCTTTGTTGTCGCTCATTGCTGCAACGCCAAGAAGTTTGCCGATGTGTTGTCGTAAGGCCTTGACGCCAATTTCAGAAAGGAAGAGGTGTAGCTTATCTGATTGCTTTCCATTCTCATCCCTACTGGCGCGAATTTGCTCTAATATCTTCCCCTTACTCTTAGCCAGTGGGACGTAAATTTGCATATTAGTCAACTGTCCAAAGCGGATCGGCCTGCCTTTTTCCGGACGATTAAGTCCATATAACCGATACCATTCCTCATACAACTCGTCGGGAAACTCTTTCTCATATTGGCGGGCTTCCTCTCGTACAAATGCCTTAAAAGCATCGATTACCTCTTGAACTTCAGGTCGATAACCGGCCAATGCATAGGCTACGCCTTTTATACCTGATTTAGCGGAAGCATTTATTAGTTTTTGAGCTGTATCGGCAGCAGGAATTCTAGACGGTGGCAGAGCATCGGCACTTTTTGCATCTATCAGCGCCTTTCCGATATCAACGATCACATCAATATCAAACCCATGAGCGTTATTGATGTTTTTGGACTGCCCACTATATTGAAAATTAATAGGATTTTCAATTTTCGCTATTAAACTTGGACCACCAAACTCCTTCATGTAACCAGCGCTTAGTAGTTTATCGACATCCCTTGCGAAGTTGCCGATACCTAAAAGTCGAGCAAGTCCAGCCTTAGTAACTACTGCGGTTTTCGATTCATCACTTAAGACATAACACTCAGCATCTATTCCAAATTCATCTTTGAAATTACCCATATGGGTGGCTTTGTGAATTTTATCCCTCCACCTTGCAGCAGCAGCCTTTTTGGCAATGTCAGAACGCTGCTCTTTAGTAAGAGACTTAGCCCTAGCAATCCCGCCCTTAGCTTTACCCTTTGGATCTTTCTTATCGTCTGACATATGCAAGCACCTTTCTGTAAAATATGCTTGCATAATAAACAGCAGTCAAAACACATAGCAAGCATTTTTCACTATTTTATGCTTGCATAGTCAAGAGCATATAAAAGGCCGCCGGATGGTAGCCTTCAGTAAACTAATGTTGTTGTGCTTAATTGTACGCCATCGAGGATTCGAACCCCGAACCACAGAGGTAGAAGCTCCGTGCTCTTTCCAGTTGAGCTAATGGCGGAAAAAAAAGACCAGCAATGAGTTGCTGGTCATGGGTCATGCAGTTGTCTCTGCGAAGCGGGTGTATACCCCACCCAGTGTTATCAGTATCGAGAGCATTATCAAATGCCATAAAAACTATAGCACTGATGAAAAAATTCACTCTGTCAAAGGCCATCAGAAATGACCTTTTGCTCATAACGGGAAGCCAGCTCTCCCGAATGCTTAGTGTCACGCCTAAGAAGGGCATGAAAGCAGGCTTTCCGTTGTGTTTAAAACGAAAAAACCCCGCGGTATTAACCGCAGGGCTTTAAGGATTTCTTGCTGGTCGGAACGAATGAACGGATTCCCAGCGTTAGAGTTGATGCTAGCCGAAAATTCCGCAGACCTCAACACCTTTTTTCTCTGACAATTGAGCTTTATAGAAAATCAGCCTACATCGTAACTGCCTTTAAGGCGCTGTCTGCATAACCTTCTTGCCTGTGGCATTCTTCCACCAGCAATTCAAACAGCGGTTGCAGCTGACCGTAAGCGGTGGTTTTTTTTACATCCCATACGGTGCGGACGCCCTCCAGCACATTGGAAAATTTTAGCCGGGCGTAACCTCTCCCCGTGCAACGGTCACACACCTTCATGACCGGCACGCCCTGTTCCTCTGTCTTTTTCTTATCCAGCACCCTCCCTTTCCCGTGGCAGCGACACGCATTGCTGATAACGCCTTTGCCGTTACACGCTTTGCACAGAACGCGCGCTCTCTCCCGAACTGATTTCCACTCCTCCCAGTATGAGGGGTAAACACCCTTTGTAACTTTTGCCCATTTTGGCGGCTTGCCGTCAGGGTAATGGATTTTGTTGGTGAATACCTCGACTTCGGTAAACCCGCTACCATCGCAGCAGTCACATCTGCGAACGCTTGCCGCACTACGGGCGTAATCCTGGTATGCAAAAGCACACATAATTTCGAGAACGCGCTGCCGGACTTTTTCATCGAGTTCTGTAACTGATTTAAAGCGTCGGCATAGGACCAACGATGCTCCATAAAGCGCCTCCATTGCCCGGTCAGGGCTGCTGATACCAATTTTTGCAAGGTATAAATCGAATCCAAACCCACACTTGGCGTTAACCAGTCCAAGCGCGGTCATAACATCAGTTCCGGTCAGATTGTCGGTGGCAGTCGCCCTCGAGGAGTCACTGAACATCGGTGATTTTGGCGCGAAATATTTAGCGATTGATTCGAGGTTCATATTGCAACTCCTGCCAACTGGTTAATGCGAATAAAATTACGAAGGATGCGGTAGTCCACCAGCACCGATCCCGGGCGGCGGTAAATCCGAAGGCGCTGCCAGCGTGCGCGGAGTATCTCAAGCGTTTCTGGCTTCATCTGGCCTCCTCGATGATGATTTGCCCGGTTTCTCCCCAGATTTTGGTAACCCGTCCGTCCCAGACATGGCTATCCTCGTCAAACACTGCATCCAGCAGAGCTTTTTCCAGATTGTCTTTGTCAGGCTTTTGTTGATGAGGACGGCCGACATATTGCGCCCGCTTCGTCTTACTCCAGCTCTTTGGCATGGGGATGACGAACGTGACGTGATATCCGGACTCTGGCAGGTGGATGCCCAGCAATCGGACCTGTTCTTTGTATGCCCAGTACGCTGCTGTTGCTGGCCGTTTATGCCATCGATCACGCTGAGTCATTCGGGGCTTGCCAATCGGCGTAATTTCGTAAATTTTCATGCGGGCACCACCAGCCCGCGGCGGGCAACTTCAATCACTGTCAGAACAATCGCGCGGTCCATAAGCTGCCGACGCTCCTCCCTGTTCAGCTTATTCCCGTTATCAATGCTGTCATGACAGCAAATGCAGAGCGCAGCTGTCGCACAATCATCGGTTTTTAATCCCATGCCTTTTGACTCATTTCGGTGCGCAACTTGGGTTCCCCAGGCTCCACACAAAACACAGCATTCAATCTGCCCGACGGCGGCAAGCCACTTTTTATTACGATAAGTTTTTTGCTTAAGCATCATGCACCCCATACTTAAACGAATAGCCATGGCTGCTACGGTATTTACCGTTGCAACAACGAGGAATGGAACCAGATGGAATGTTTAGCGTGCGCCCAGCCTCAGCCGCGCTACCAAAATGCAAGGTTTCGCCATCACTCAATCGTGTGGCAATAACGGACCTGGAAGAATGATGTTTTGCGCCGGTCTTATTTTTATGTCCTCCTGATGGTTTCTTATGCAGGACATCAAACGAGTGACGTATATTTTGCTGACACGTGACCCATTCCAGATTGACGACTCTGTTATCATCTCGAATCCCATTGATGTGATTGACCTGATCACCGTTTCCTCTAGTTGTAGAAAGAAAAACTGAAGCAATAAGTCTGTGCAATTTGGTGCGAGTACTTTCACCATTTTTCACCAAGCTAACTGCGACATAGCCTTTATTACCGTCACGATATGGTTTCAACACCCTCCCCATCACCGTACGCCCACGACAATCAACACGGTCAAGAGAACGAACCCGCCCTAAATCACTAACCTCATAAATGCCTTCATATCCGGGAATGCTTTCCCAATTTTCTTCAATAGCCATGATCACCCCCACATCCGTTGACGAAGTGATCGCGGCGTATGTTCCAGGCGAGCACAAACCGGCAACCGGGCACTGACCGTCCAGGTCAGGAAATCAGGATTGAGGCTTTTTTCGGTTCTGATACCGCGAGCCCGATAAACTGCAATCAGGCTGTCGGCCTGTTCACTGGTGCATTCCGTATGGTGAAAATATGAATACTTCATTCCCGTCACCCCGCGAAGCTCATGAGTTGCGCAGCGGCGTTCTCCGCCTCGCGTTGGTTCCTGAATGCCTTGGATAATATCCAGCGCCAGAGGACATCAAGCGCGGCCTTGTACAGCTGCTGGAACTCAATTTCGTCCATGTTGGCGAATGAAATACTGCGTGGGTGCTTCTGAAGTGTGCCATCCGGAAGTTTGATAGCGTCGTAATGCCCGGCCTGAATAGTCACCCAGGCGCGGTATGCATCGAAAGATTTACAGATGCTGATCCCGTTTGTTACGCGGCGGCTCGCAACCTGCTCAAGATAGTGCTCAGCGGCATCGAGCAGTGCGCTTTCGTTTCCGCCATAGGAGGCCAGGAATTTAGCGTAGCCGGTAACCAGCTTGCGCTCGTTGGAGGAGATTGCGCCGCCGGTAGGCTCCCAGTATTCGAAGCCCAGATTCAGCAGAGCGAAGAAGCGGCGATGAAACGCAGGATTGCGTACCTGTTTGAAGTCGGCCACCAGCACGGCGCCGAGCTTGATTTTTGATTGCAGCAAATCGCTGGTCTCCGGCGTAGCCGGGATCAGGATCCCTGAGGACTGCTTAATGAGTTGTAACTGCGCCATGGTGTTCACTCCGTGGCGCATCGCGGTCAGGTTGCTGGTTGTTCAGGCCAGCTCAAGAATTATGATTGCGTACGTAGTCACAAGTCAATTTTTAGAAGCCATTTCCCTTACAACTTCCATAATGGTTTCTTTAGACCAGTAACGATCATCCCTGCTTAGTTTTCTGTGAGTTATGGAGCTATCTTTGGTGGAAATTATATAGCGCTCTTCAGCCCCCAATTTGAATGACAGCAACTCCCTTCCTTTCCCATCGGTTATGGTAACTCGCAGATCTGACTGAACTACACCCTCCACGGAATCCCCCTGAGCGACATACAGACGCGATTAGAAATTGTCGGCAGCAGCATCAAAGGGATTCGCAAATTGCGGTATTCTGAAAATGCGCGCTACCCCTGAGAACACCCTTAATAGAACCAGTCGTCTGCACTTTCCCAGGTTTCCTGAAGGATCCCTTCAACCGTCTTCTTCGCTTCCTTTGCCCCACCACAAACGCTTAACCCATCCGAACCAGCACGACGGACAACCAGACTGCAATCTTCGAACTGATTCTGGAGTCTTTTTAGGAGTTCTTTTTCCAGAGCTGGCATTGCTCCATCAGGAAGTTTCTTTGTGCGATCAATGGTTAACTCAACTTTCATGGTGGCCTCCTTTGCATATACTGTGTTTTTATACAGTAACCCGCAAACTCAGAATGATCAACCTGTTAAGAGCACAAAATGTTAAAAACATAAACTTTTAGACATAAAAAAACCTGCCGAATAAGGCAGGTTATTTGTTGCTTTTACATACGTTGCTTAATAGCACTGGAATATGGTGTTGAACTTTGACTCTGTATTATAGGTTCCGTAAAACCCAGCCATCTTTCCTATTCCCTTGCTATACATCATGCTCCCTGAATAGCCAATAATCATATTTTCTTTCGCAATATTCAGTATAGGACTATGGAAAACCTCACCGTTTCCAAAATTTTCAAACATAATATCGAAACGATTACCGTAATCAATAATCACAGTCCCTGATGGAGACTGGCTATCAAGTTTTGCTTCTTTATAATTCGTGATGCTGCATTTTTTTGTGGCAGCACCAGCCTGATTATTGGCCGGATTGTTGAGATTGGTAGCAACTGGAGATTCTACATATCTTGTTTGTTCTTTAATCACGCAACCTGATAACACTGGAAGCACCATGCCCAGAAGAAGGAATTTTTTCACGATTAGTCCTTTGATATATTTCTGACAAGATTATTCCTCAGCAGAGTGTCGAGAAAAAGCTGAAGCCTAATAATTAGGATTTTCCTCAGATAGGATAGCAATATTAACCACAATACGATATCGCTTGTCATCAGGCCGCCAACTCTCTTGGCACACAAAGATCAGGAAGATTCGCCCTCACCAGCGCCTCAGCGAATGGCGGAGGCACAGCATTGCCGCAACGGATTAATGAGAAAGAAAAAAACCGCCGAAGCGGGTTTGCTTTGCGTCACTAATGAACTTCTCTTACAGCGAATCACGAGCGAAGCATTCTCGCGCACGTTGCGTTGCTAAGGCTACGGGGTTGAATGGCTCTCCGTGCCCATTTAAGTTGGTAAGCGGTGTTTTGTTGAACGGTTTTTGAGACGAAGATAGAATCAAACAAAACATTAAAAATGGAATATTAATTATGGATAAGAAAACCGCATCGCTGGGCTTTTCTGCTCTGTTTGTTGCGAGTGTCGCTTTTGCTGAAACTACAAGTAACTGGGTTGAGGTTACCACAGCTAATGATGGCGTTTTTTCAGCAAAAGCAGGGACATACAGGAATGTTAAAGGTGATTCATCTGCCTTGTTCATGTATCAAACAAAAAATAAAAAAGTAGAGTATTACAAAGTTAGTATTAAAGATGCCGACTGCGATAGTGGATATGGAGAGTTAAAACTCTTCTATATGGATGGGAAGTTAGCTTTCAAAGGTGATTATGTTGCCGAAGGGAACAGCGTCGGCGCTGGTATTGGTGATTTTATGTGTGCCGTTAGAGGTGCTGCTAACTCACAAAAACGTTAAAGGAGGGGGCTATTGTTAAAACAATAGCTCATAATCCATATCAGAAAAATACTGATTCCGCCATTTCTGGATAAAACCCTTTACGCTCCGGCCATAGAGAATTACTTCTGTGCTCTGCTGGGGATTTAGCCATCATTCAACCTGCTGTTGCGGCGGCAACTCATCACGATTACTTACAGGTTGGCTACCCTGAAGATTGGCGGCGCGGCAGGCATTCCAGCCGCAACGAAAAGTGACATCAAAGTTGTCCTCTTCCATGAACCTACACTTGTACTCTTCGCGTGTCAGCTCACCAGGAACAGATACCTGCGCTGGCGGGGCGGAGTAAATACTCGTCCTCAATGCCCTCAACGGGTTTTGAGAAGCCGATAAAATTACCGTTATGCCAAGGTTAAGGGCCGTATGGCTCAACGGTCACACGACGCCAGCAAAGAATGGCAGTCCCCGCTTCGAGCGATTCCAGCGCTAACTTCATCACAGCAAGCGCCCGCATCTTCGTTTACGATGCCAGGCGTTGCATCGCGCTCTTCTTCAAGCTCCGAAATGGTCTTCAGGAGCTATTCTTTTAGGGTATTGCTCATGATGCTGCTCCTTTGCGAAGTTGGGCGGCGAACTCGCGGGCATCATCACCGCTGATATCTGCATGCATCTCTTTGGCGAACATCTCCACTGCTTGCGCCCGAACTTCAGCTAGGAAAGTGTCGGTGGCCGGGGTTTCTCTACGTTGCATTACGACATTTATCGCCTGCTGTAAGCCCACATCAGGCCTCATGGAGCCGTGCGTGTTGAATGCGTCCAAAGCCAACAGCATTGTTTCGCTGTCAGTTGCCGGGACTTTTTTCAGCCCCGCATTCTCCGCAGCCAGCGCAGCGAGCTTGGCTTCTGACTCGGCAAGTTTCTTACGCAAACCAAGTTCACAGCTATGCGCACCGCTGCGCCCCCTCTCAAAAGAAAATCCGCAGTCACAATAAAAAACGTTGTCTTTCTCGGTAATCATGCCGCCGCCTTGTTGTGTGAAAAACGTTTCAGGTCAAAGTCGATTGTTGCCCGCAGGTCACGGAAGATACCGCAGCGCCCGTGGCGAACCAGGCCACCCCGCTCCACCGCTACGCGGAGATATTTCTCCGCCGTGGTCCGGTGCAGGCCGAAAATCGCAACGACATCATTCGTGGTGATGCGTCCCTGCTCCTTCACCAGTTCGATAATCCGGTTAATGATCAGGGTGCGTTCTTTGTCGGTTTTCTTTCTGGCCATCGGTTATTCCCTCCCTGTCAGCTGCTGCACGAGATTTCTGTGGCGACCAATAACACGAACCGCGTCACGCAGTTTGGTCAGTTGCTCCAGCTTGTTTCTGGTGCGGCGGATTTCGCGCGAAATGTCCCGCACCGCTGGTACCGCTTCGACTGCGGCGCGCCCTTCGGTGAACGAGGGGATTTCACTCACGATCTGTTCGACTGGTTTTGCTTCTTCCGGCGCGGCAGGTGCCTCCGGTACCGGTTCTTGCTTAACGGGTTCTGTAACAACAGCAAGGGACCAGGTAACGCCTTTGCCCTTCCCGTTCTTCACCACAACGCCCTGGCGCTCCAGCGCGCGAAGAACAGAGACCATTCCGCGGGCATTGCGATTGACGGCCGCAGCCAGCGAAACTGTCGTCATTGCCCCCTGCTCACGCAACTGCTGTCGGACGACATCAGGATCAACGGGTTCCGGCTCCTCACCTTTCAGACGCGGGGCCGGATTCACAGGAGCCTTTGGCGTTGACTGCTGAGGCTGTCCTGTCACGGTACCGAGGAACCAGCCGCCATCGCCAAAATCGCACAACCCCTGATCACGCTGCTCACGTAACATGGTAAGCGCATCGACCGGGTCGATATCAAGACGGGCAGCAACTTCGCGGTATGTCGCCCGGCCCATTTTTTCCAGTGCCTGAATTACGGTTTCCATGTGATTTCCTCTCAAATCAGTCCAGCGTCTTTCCGCTGTTTGTATTTCGCCATTAGCATCTGCGCCGGAGTCGGGCCTCGATCCTGAGCTGGTGCGGTTAGTGCCCGGCGTACTGGTGGAACAGGCTTTCCATCAAGAACACGCATTTCCCAGTCGTGGAGTAGATCACCAGCAACGCGAACAAGTTCTTTCTCGCTGAGCTGGCCGTCAGTACCGCGCCTGCGCAGTTCAAGGCAAATGTGATAGAGCACGGGCTGGCTCCACGGATATTGCTCACTGGTCGGGTAGCGAAATACCAGCTTTCGCCAGCGCCAGTATTCGGACATGACATCGTCAACGGTGATACCCAGGGCGCCATGACCTTCCCGGCACCATGCGATGAACTGACCTGGCGACGGCAGGAACGGGCGTTCCTGGCGACGTGCAATGCGCAGCCCGGCGTTCACTTGTTCCATGGTGGTGATCCCGTTTTCACGAAATGCCTGAGCCCACTGGCGGCGCAGTTCGTCGAACTCAGACTGGTCACTGAAGCTATGCACGCTGGCCGGGAATGTTGCACGCAAGGCGCTAAACAGCGCGTTGAAGATTTCAGCGGTCTGCTCTGCGGGCGTGTCCTGCGCATCCGGCAATTCGGGCATGCCGCGTGCTATGCGCGCAAAATTGTCACGGTCTATGCTGACCATCTGCTCAGAAAGACTTTTCATCGAACACCCCGTTGATCCAGTCTGTGTTGTTGAAATCCACCTTGCCCTTCGCGGTGGTCTTCGCTGGCTGTCCACCGCTGCGCAGGCGCTTGGTAGTTAGGTCGTCCCACTTCCTGCGCAGGCTTGACGGGCTCAGGATGTTGTCTTTCCAGAAATCATCCTTATTGGCCCACTTGAACAGATCGCATATCTCGAAGTGCGTATGTTTGTCCTGGACGCGCATCAGGCGGATTGTGTTAGCCCATTCGACCCATTTCGGTTCGCTCAGGCTGGCATTGACGGTCAGGCGCAGAGAATGAATCCAGCGAGCGGCTTTGAGATCGTCAGCAGTTCCCCATGATTTACCTGCCGGGGTGTAAATTCCGTCAGCAGCTTCAGGGTGACGAGAGAGGAATTTTTGAGTCGCCTCGTTTCGGGATTCTTCAGAATTCCGAGACGAAGAGATCTTATTATTTATATTGTTGTTATTATATTGTTGTTCATGATGCGCGGGGAATTGCGCGGTCTTATGCGCGGGTAAATGCGCGGCATGTCCCTCGCAAGCCGCGCCACTACTGGCTTCGTCATGCGCGGTGAAATGCTCGCCGTTATGCGCGGGGAATTGCGCGGGTAAATCGTCTATTTTTTGAGCATATTGCTCATAATTTGTGATGGTTATCACAGTGCCTTTTCGCTTCTCTCCAGAACGAGAAATCATTCCTTCGCGCTCGAAAACATCAAGCATCCTGTCCACGGCGTGGCGACTACTCGGCTTCCCTTCCCGGTCGCATAATTTCAGCCCCAAATCGGCCGTTGTGGTTACCAGTTGTCCGGTTTGTAAGGGCCATTGACGGCCTTTAAAGTTCGCCGTGTAGGGCTGACGTGCAGCACCCAAAAGAAGGTTCTCCCACAACGTGCGCAGGAACACATCTTTCGCCCAGGGCTTCTTCAGTACGCTCCGGTACAACGGGATGAATCCGGTCTTCTGGTTCTCCATCCGGTTGCTCCTGATGGCACTACGTGCCGCAAAATCGGCATAAGCGACATTTGACATGCTATGCCCCTTTAGCCTGGTGTTTAGTACATGCGTTTGTCATAATGACCTCGCAATTACGTCCCGTTTTTGCACCCGAAAGCCGTTGGTGCCCCCTCACCGCGGCTTTCACCCTTTTAGAACAGCCCCTGCTGCTTACCGCGCTTGATGCGCTTCGACTCAAACCGATCTGCCGGCACTGTCTGTTTTTCTGCCCATAACTTCGCGTGACGCAAAACATCATCGAAAATTCTCCCCTTACGACTTGCCTGAGACATTCGCTTGTACATATCGACGGCCTGAAATGCCCCCCCTGCGCCACAGCTGCGGTGAAGCCCTGCCGGATAAGTTCTTCGCGAACGTGCTTTTCAATAAATTCGACATGATTCACTGCACACCTCACATGACGCCCGGTCCCATGACTGCGAGACCACTCAGAACCTGAACAACAGCCTCCCCAGGCAGAAGCGCCAGCAGGTGTTCAATGCCCTCCCTCACCTCTTTCACCAGCTGGTGCTGCGGCGCCCTCAGAATCACCGCGCGTTTCGCTTCGCCGATCTCCTTCTCCATCGCTGCATAGCGCGTCATAAAGCAGTCCTGAGGTACCAGGCGGCCACGGAACTCAAGCGGTAGAACGGCGATGATCGCGGGCGACAGCTGGCTGATGTTTTTGCGCGCATACTCCGTATCACCATCGAGCCAGCGGAAGAGTTTCTGACGCTTACGGCTCAGGTCTTCGGGAAATTCCAGCCCGGCGCCGCCCTGACGTTCCCACTCCTCAACGATGATCCCGGCAACGACATCCTGGTTATCCAGTGACGCAGCCCAGGCACGAACGGCGTCTCGGATCTGTTCGTGCTTATCTGCCGCGCCTGGCTGATTGCGATTTATCATCGCAACCGGAGTTAATCCGGTATTTTGTTGATATGAAATGGCATGCATGGTCAAGACTCCTGTTTTGGCAGCCCGTCTGTGGGATTTGGATAAATGTCACTACGTACTTCATGCGGAGTGATTTTCCATCCCAACAACTTGCAAATCGGTAGCACTCGATGCGCGGGAACCTCATGGTTCAGCCACAGACTTACAGCTTGAGAAGTTGTGCCAAGATTCTTGGCGATCTCTGTTTGAGTCATGACATCGCATACTCGCTGTTTAATTGATTTGGTCATATCCAGCCCTCAGTGAATGAAAAATGAGATTACAGCATGAAAATATTATTTTCAATCATGTATGAAAAAAATCTTTGCAATGCACTATGAAAGGCTACCTTGTAGAATGAATGCCATGAAAAAAGCACCTCATGAAGCGTTCGCCTACCGACTTCAGCTCATCAAAGATGAATTCGGCTGGAACATGTCTGATATAGCCAGGAGAGCCATGGTTACTCCCCAGGCAGTTCAGCAATGGGCTAAAGGTGAGTCAGCGCCTCGAGGTGTAAGGTTGAAACGCCTTGCAGCTGCCACAGGTAAACCAGAGCACTGGTTTTTTATGCCGCCTGATGCAGGTGATGATGACCTGAGCATGCATAAACCTCCACGGCAACTGGATGAAAAAGAAATCGCTTTGCTCTCATTATTCAACCAGATGCCTGAAGCTGAAAAGCTTCGCCTCATCGTTCACGCAAAAGCTACTCTTAAAGAGTTAGATCTCCTCAAGGATGACGTTACCAACATCATCCAAAGCATTCAGAAGTAAAAATCACATCTTTTTTTTCATTGCATCCAATAGTTTGGATGCATTGACACACCCTTAATTGAAAATTTATATTTCATTCCGCTTGCTAGATGTAAATAATATTTGTATTGTTATCTCCATCGACAACAAGCGCATCGTTGTCAGGTAATAAACGTTCCGCTGGCCGGCGACAAGGCAAAGAGGATGAGATGATTGATTTTGCACGCAAACCAGCACAGCAGCAGGCCGTTCGCCTCAACTGGATTACAGTCAGAATCCGCCAGCTTTGTTACTTACTGGCTCAAAAGGGTACTCCGTAATGAACACTTTATTTGCACTGGTTCTGACTGTTATCTCCCTCAACGGTGAATCGCAGGATGTAGTAATCGATGTATATGACAACCAGCAACAGTGCCAGGCAGCTGCTATCGAGCAAAACGTGAATGGTGAGTGCTGGCCTGTAGAGGGAATTATTCGTAACGGCGAGATCCCGGCAAGCCTGTAAGGAGCGGAAATGAAGAAAGAATGCGGATACTGCCGCAAGCCTTTTGAAGCGGGGAAAGAAGTTAAACGCACCTTGCTTTATTTTTGTGGCAATAATCTTGCCCGTAAAGAAAAAGAGTATTGCTCAAAACAGTGTGCTGAAAAAGACCAGATGGCACACGAAGCGTAATTAGCAGCCCTGTAATTTGAAAAAAATTCGCCATTTATTTGGCGTGGATTCTTACACCCTGAATAAACCAAAAGGAACATTCTATGGAAATCGTAAAAGTCGAATTAAATCTGAAAGCAATTAACAAAAGCATCGCTTTATTCAACTGCGACAAGAAAGTATCTGGCCTGATTCATACCACTGAAAACGGCGAAACCACCATCGTACTTGATGGGGGTTATGTTCTTGACTCGTTCGACTGTCCGCACTGCGCTATCGAGGCTATCAGCCTGCTGGCCGTGAAAATTAAAGATGGTGAAAAGAGCGGGCACGGCAGCTATCGCCAGCACAAGCGCAACTTCATGGAGCGTGCATTCATCACTGTCCATTAAAAAGCCCACCGAAGTGGGCCTGCCTGTCCGGTCTCACCGACCAAAGCGAACCGGACATCCCCAGGTAAATACGAGGTGTCTTTCAGGCACCTCCAGTCTACACGATAAGAGGATTATGTGTCATGACTAACACGAACCCTGTATTTCTTGTTCGAAGAGCAAAAAAACAATCTGGTCAGCCTGATGCAGTTTTATGGTGCAGCGAGGACTTTGAAACCGCTAATGCCACCCTGGATTATTTACTGCTTAAGTCCGGTCGCAAATTTAAAGACTATTACAAAGCGGTCGCAACTAATTTCCCTGTTGTAAACGAACTTCCACCGGAAGGCGAAATCAGTTTTACCTTCTGTGATTATTATCAGCTCGATAAAGGCAAAATGAACTGGGAGCAGATCCCTGGGGTTTCTCTGCCCGAGCATCCTGCAACACAAAAAGCGGAAATGGCCGAAGCCACGGTCGTTAATGGCGTTGACACGTCTACTGGTGAAATCGTCGACGAACAGGCTTTTAACGAGGCTGATGCAGTTCCTCCGACCAATTCTGATCTGAAGATTGACGAAGGCGACGACGAAAACACGCGCTACCCGATCGTGCAAATGTCGTTCCGCAAGCAGCTGTTGTCGCAGCTTACGTCGGATGAACTTCGCTATCACCTCACGCAGGCGGAGTATCAGGAAATAAGCACGCTGGAAATGGACACTGATAACGGATACGTCCAGAACCTGCTGCTGGCAGCCGCAAGCGTAGAAAAGATCCAGACTCTGGATATGCCATTTCTGTGGAAATACACCAGAGCCGTCAGAGACGTTTTTGATATGGAGAAACGTCACGAACTCTCTCTGATTTTGAAGTTTACGCAAGTATGGGCAGAAACATCACACCTCGATCGTGGAATTTTGACAAAAGAATGGGCCAAAGGTAACCGCATCAGCGCCGTGCAGCGTACTGACTCCGGTACTAATGCCGACGGGGGCTATAAAACGGACCGCGGCGAAGGGGCGCACCATACGCTTGATTCTCTTGATCTTGAAATTGCCTGCGCCCTGCTACCCATGGATTTCAACCCACACGAAATACCAGGCAGCGTGCTGCGCCGCGCGAAGGAGATCGTCGCTAAAAAAGAGGAACCGTGGAAATCGTGGAGCAACATCCTGCGTAATCAACCGGGGGTGCTGGCAGTGAACCGCACAGCAATCTTCAATCTCGTGCGTATCGCTCCTGAGAACATCCACAAGACCCCTGCTACTCATCTGGAATTTGTTAATCGAACAATGACCACAAATTTCAACTCCACGACCGAGTTAATGCCGCTGCCTTCTGCCGCCCCAGTTATTTCACGTGAAGACGTGGACAAGCAGCTGGCAGCCGAACGTGGAGAATTTGTCGAGGGTATTAGCGACCCAACAGATCCGAAATGGGAAATAACCCACCGTATGACCACCACTACTCACGAAGAGAATTTACAACGGATTCGTGAAGAAGGTGCGCGCCGCGCTGAGGAAATGAAAGAGCAGCCGGAAATCACAAGTATGGGCAACGGCATGTTTTCCATTGAAGGCCTGCTCAACCAGAGCGCCTCAAATGAAGCAGAAAAAACGGAAGTGGAGACCACCAGCAATGTGCAGGTTCAAGAGAATAACAGTAATGAAGAACCGACTTGTGATGCGCTGTCACCGGGCAAAGTCGTATTGCAGCCAGGTGAAAGCAGTGCTGACACTGGTGAGGAACCAGCTACCGTAGAGCCGTCTGCCGCTGAGATTCTGGCCACCAGCGCGCCGAGTCTCGCCAGCCAGGACAGGGATGATGCAACCCAAATTCCTGATTCAGTAGACCAGAACGAACCAGAATCGGCACAAAACGAACCAGAAGTGCATCAGGAAGAACCAGCTGTTGAATATCCTGCTTATTTCGAGCCAGGCCGCTATGAAGGTCTTCCGAACGAGGTTTATCACGCCGCTAACGGCATCAGCTCTACCCAGGTAAAAGATGCGCGCGTGTCGCTGATGTACTTCAATGCGCGCCACGTTGAAAAAACCATCGTCAAAGAGCGCTCCGCAGTTCTGGACATGGGCAACTTAGTGCATGCGCTGGCGTTGCAGCCTGAACAGCTGGATGCAGAGTTCAGCATTGAACCGGTTATCCCAGAAGGCGCATTCACCACCACGGCGACACTGCGCACCTTTATCGATGAGTACAACAACGGCCTGCCTGTACTGCTGAGCGCAGACGATATCAAAAGATTTCTTGAAGAGCATAACGCCACGCTGCCCGCTCAGGTGCCGCTGGGCGCTAGCCTGGAAGAAACAGCGCAGAACTATATGACGCTGCCAGCTAACTTCCAGCGTATCGATGCAGACCAGAAGCAGACGGCAACGGCAATGAAAGCCTGCATCAAAGAGTACAACGCCACCCTGCCGACGCCGGTTAAAACTAGCGGCAGCCGTGACGCGCTGCTCGAGCAGTTAGCGATCATCAACCCTGACATGGTGGCGCAGGAAGCGCAGAAGCCACAGCCGCTGAAAGTATCTGGCACTAAGGCCGATCTGATTCAGGCCGTGAAGACAGTCAAACCAGATGCCGTGTTTGCCGACGAGCTGCTGGATGCCTGGCGCGATAACCCGGAGGGGAAAGTGCTGGTTACCCGCCAGCAGCTGGGCACCGCACTGAATATTCAAAAAGCGCTTCTGGCTCACCCGACCGCCAGCATGCTGCTGACCCACCCGAGCCGTGCCGTCGAGGTGAGTTACTTCGGCTTTGACGAGGAGACGGGCCTGGAAGTTCGTGTGCGCCCGGACCTCGAGATCGACCTGGACGGTGTGCGTATCGGCGCAGACCTGAAAACTATCAGCATGTGGAACGTAAAGCAGGAAAGCCTGCGCGCCAGACTGCACCGGGAAATCATTGACCGCGACTATCACCTGAGCGCAGCCATGTACTGCGAAACCGCGGCGCTGGACCAGTTCTTCTGGATTTTCGTCAACAAAGACGAGAACTACCACTGGATCGCCATCATTGAGGCATCCGCTGAACTACTGGAGCTGGGCATGCTCGAGTACCGCAAAGCGATGCGCGCTATCGCAACCGGATTCGACACAGGTGAATGGCCAGCACCAATCACTGCCGACTACACCGACGAACTGAACGACTTCGACCTGCGCCGCCTTGAAGCGCTGCGTACTCAGGCATAAGGGGAATGATGATGGAAAACATGAATATCGTAACTGCTGAGCAGCAGGCTCCAAACACTATCTCTGCCAGCAACTCAATTTTCAACGTTCAGGCACTGGGTCAGTTGCAGGCTTTCGCCGGGCTGATGGCCCAGTCTGTCGTTACAGTACCGGCACACTTGGCAGGAAAGCCTGCGGATTGCATGGCGATTGTTATGCAAGCCATGCAGTGGGGCATGAACCCTTACGCGGTGGCGCAAAAAACTCACCTGGTCAACGGCCAGTTGGGTTACGAAGCGCAGCTTGTTAACGCCGTAATTACCAGTTCCAGTGCCATTCATGGCCGTTTTCATTATCGCTACGGCGGCGACTGGGAACGTTGCACCAAAACCAAAGAAGTGACCCGTGAAAAAATGGGTAAGAACGGTAAGTACACTGTTGCCGAACGCGTTCGCGACTGGACTGATGAAGACGAAGAAGGTCTCTATGTTCAAGTCGGAGCAATTCTTCGTGGTGAAAGTGAAATCACCTGGGATAAACCTCTTTACCTGTCGCAGGTAGTTACTCGAAATTCGCCGCTGTGGGTTTCAAAGCCCGACCAGCAAATAGCCTACCTCGGCGTGAAATATTGGGCGCGCTTGTACTGCCCGCACGTGATCCTAGGCGTTTACACGCCTGATGAGATTGAGCAGCCCACCGAAAGGGAAATTAACCCGGCACCGGTTCAGAAAATGAGCCTGGCTGATATCAAAGGTGAAAATGTAGTAAACACGCAGGATCCTCAGGAGCCATCTGTAAATATCGACACCCTGGCCCAGGATTTCCGCGACCGCATTGAGGCCGCTCAGGATGTGGATAGCGCCAAAGCGGTCCGTGCCGACATCGAAACGGCTAAAGCGACGCTTGGATCCGCACTGTTCACCGAGCTGAAAAACAAAGCCGTTAAGCGGTACTACCTGGTCGATGCACGTAACAAGGTGGAAGCGGCGATCAACTCCCTGCCTTCTCCAGAAGAACCTAACGCGGCAGAACGATTCGCGGAAGCCGAGCGCGTGCTGGCATCTTCAAAGCGTCACCTGGGCGACGAACTGCACGATCAGTTCAGCATCACCCTGGCGGATATGAAACCGGAATACGTGGACTAAGGGAGACGGGAGGGTTCGCCCTCCCGGTAACGATATGACCAAAATTACTGAACGCGGGATGATTTTTAACGGTGAGATGGTGCGCGCATTGCTCGATGGCCGGAAGACGCAGACGAGGCGTGTTATGAAGCCTCAACCCGAGCCTTGCCCGGCACCACGCGGCGGCCACTGGTGGCCCAGCAACGTTTTCAAAACAATGCTTCATGTTGAAGAAGAAATGCAGAACGGCAAAGGCGGCTGGGGCGGGCTGGTCGGCGACGCGTGCCTGTTCGGTGACGTCGGCGACCGCATCTGGGTGCGGGAGACGTGGGCAGAGGCTGGAGCCAGCGCGCCGGATCTGAAACTTTATCGCGCGAATTACCCTGCGCATGTTCCAACTCATTTCGAGAACGTGCCGCCGGCTGAGGATGTCCGCTGGACACCCAGCATCCACATGCCGCGCTGGGCCAGCCGTATTCTGCTGGAGATCACCGATGTACGGGTCGAGCAGCTGAACGATATCAGTGAGGAAGACGCACGTTCGGAGGGGATTTCTGGCTCCTCGGCCCGTGACGTTAAAGAGGCTTACGCAGCGTTATGGCGGTCTATCTACGGTTCTGACAGCTGGCGCGCTAACCCATGGGTCTGGGTGATCAAGTTTAAGCGTATCGAAGGAGATGGCCATGCGACTGATTAACCGAGGTAACCAGCAATCACCGTTAGCGCGTCAGGCATGCGAAATCGCGCTGGCTGCCCATCAGCAAAGATACGGCGACTATGGGCGCAGCAAGATGAAAGAGACCTACACAGTAAGAGTTGAAGGCGTGAAGGTCTGGGTTGAGGTGGTGAACCGCAAGACGAGCTATGTGGCCACGGCAATGACAGGCATGCGCCGCCTGCGTGCCCTTCCCGGCCAGGTGTCCTGATAAAGAATTATCAAACGGCCCCGGTAGGGGCCTTTGGAGAACGAAGATGAGCAAAGCAACAAACAAATTTGAGCTGATGAGCACTAAAGACATCTGCGGGCAGCTGTGTATTTCCTCACGTACGCTCGAACGCTACAGGAAAAGAGCCCCAAACGAGAACCCTTTTCCTGAGCCCGATTGCGCTTACATGGGCGGCCCCAATAAATGGTTAAAAACCAAAGTTACAGCCTGGCAAATCAGAGAGATGTCCAGGACCACCCGCAAGCCTATGTCCCACTTAAACCTCACGCGTGATGATAAAGGCCGCCTCACCCGACCTGACGCGGCGTGAACTCCAGAATGTCGGGCTCGACAATGCTCATAAGTCGGGCCCACCACTTACCATATGCCACTCTCATTTCCTCAACATAGGTGTGCTTGTCGTACACCGACCACACACCAGGCAGTTTGTGCCCGAGCATTATCTCGGCGATATGCGGCTCGGTTAGCTCTGAGAAATTCGTTCGCGCAGTTCGGCGTAGGTCATGAATAGTAAAGTGTGGGACCTGCTCGTTATAAGCCTTGAGCATGAACTTAACCAGGTTGCTGCTGATGCTCATATGGAAGCCTTCGCTCATCGGCTTGTCTTCATATTTTGAAAAAACAAAGCGTCCTGGCGCCAGCTCAATGGCCCGTCTTATCAGTGGGAGCATTTCCGGGATGATAGGTCGAATTATCGGTTTCTTTGTCTTCCGTCCTGTCTTGTGGTTTTCCCATGGAACAGTCCAGATCCCTTCTTCAAAATCAAAATGTGCTACTTCAGCCTGCCGGAGTTCGCCGACCCTGCACGCCCATATCAGTGACAATTTATAGAGGATCTTGTTTCGCTCAATGAGGCGGGAATCCTCAATGGCTCGCCAGACAATCGCCAGTTCTTTGCGGTCCAGTGTTCGCTCACCCATTTGTTTCTGGATGCCGAAATCACGCCCAGACATTTCAGCCAGTGGATTGACCTCCAGCAACTGGCGTTTCACCGCCCATGAATAACACTGCCGGCCATTGCTGATTACGCGCCGGGTAATCTCGGTGTATCCCTGCGCCAGACGATCCAGAACAGTGAGCCAGTTGTGAAGCGTCAGCTGATGCGCCGGGTACTTCCCGAGCTTAGGGAAAACGTGCAATTCAAACGTGCGGAGGACCTGCCCGGCTGATTCTTTCTGAATGCAGACCATAGCGTGCCATTCGCGAAACAGCTCTTCGAAGGTGTATTGGCTGTTAATCTTGGCTTTGTCGAGGCTTTGCCTAATCCGAGGGTTTTCGCCACGGGCAAGAATAGCGGCCCACTTAGCGACTTCATCGCGCGCGGCTTTTAATCCGAATTCCGGATAGCTGCCGATCGTCATCTTGTCCTGTTTGCCCAGGAAGCGGAATCGGTAGAAAAAAGTAACGGCCCCCTTTTTGGAGATGCGTACCCACAGACCATCACGGTCTGCCTTTTCTTCAACTTTGTCTCGTTCGCGCCCAAGGCACGACTTTAGATAACTATCTGAAATAGCCATGATTTGTCCCTGCGTGTGTCCATCAGAACGGGGGGTTATGTGTCCATCATAGGATATGGACGCACTGGTGGACACAAAAACCATGACTTATGATGTCGTAGGTTGACTGTACATGCAAACAGTATAATTTTTGGAAAGGCTGATTTGATGGGGATCTTGAGGCGTTTTTGTCGGAGGTTTGCGGAGGCTGGCGGGGTATCAATTATCGATGTGAGCAATGATCGAAAAGTTACGTATGTTCTTCATATAGTTAAATAATTATGCCTTA